CAAGAAGCGCATTTAATCTTCAACTAATTCAAGTTCATCCTCTCTTACTTCCCAGAACTTCCAACGATCATCACTAAGTAGTCCCAAATCAGGCATCTCGTTAGTCATAACCCATATACAAGGCATTTCAATAAATATTTGACGATGCCTATAACGAGGATCACTCAAGACACCATTCTTCAATTTCTCAATTCCATAGTAAATCTCCTTCAACTTCTTTCTATCCAAACTTCTAGGAAGATCGATAATGTAAGCATGACAAGGATTATCGATAGCAGCACCAAGAATAGACTTAGCAGTATCCTCCTGGATATACTTAGCAATTCCCTTAAAATGTGCATAAATAGACACCCAAGTCTTACCGATCTTTCCTTCCTTATTAATCAAAACATTGATACTTCTCATATCGGGATTATCACCTTTCTGAACATCACAAATCTTCAACATTGTTTCTTGCCACGGGAATAGACCCTGTTTCTCCATCTCTCTAACGCACCTAGGAGGAGGAGTCGGACGATTAGCATCAGTCCACGGCCCCTCGACTCTAGTATCATCCTTAATCGCATAACTAAACGTCTGACGATCAGCTTGATCGCTAGACGTTGGTGAAAAGTGGGCTCCATTAATAGGAGATTGTTCAACCAATACTACTAAACCACCAATTCTTACTCTATTTCTCAAACGAAGTCTTCCCTGAAGATGGAGACGTCCAGTCTCCTTACATTTCTCAACCTGAAAGGCAAACTTAGAGCAGTTCTTACTTAACCAGTCCCATACAGGAAGAGGGTCATAGGGAAGCTCCTCGATACCAAAAAAAGTGAAGTCCCAAGTCTTCACATACGCCATTAAAAATTTTCACAGCCGATCCAAGTGATCCAAGTGGACTGAGGAGAGTATACTTAAAGCTTTTTTCATAATTAGGGCGGGAAGAGTATTACACGACCGAAGGGAGTGCCCGCCCATGGCGCAAAAAATTTCATACTGAGATAATTTTTAGACGCCACATGGAAGAAATTCCATGGATGGCCAGATTCTTGAGGCGCTTAAGGCGCTACAGGCCCAGACGAAGGCGATTTGGGACTTCCTTTCGACGGAGACCGACGAGGACGAGAGTGACTCGGTTCCGGAGGCGGTTCCGAAGGAATGCTCAGTCGCGCCCAACAAGAATGACGCGAGCTGTTCAAAGCACGAAAGTGCGAGTCAAGCTCCCGCTTTACTTGGAAGCGGACCAAGGGGGGGATGGAGCGGTAACGTTCACAAGTTACATCCTGCGCGCCAACTACCCGTACGACCCAGAGGGGTCAGCGGGGACTCCCCAGCCACGGGGTTGGGATCAGTGGACAAGTCTCTACCGAAAAGTTCTAGTTAGAGGCTTTTCGTGGGATGTCGGTTTTTACCCAACTTCTACTGTTGATTTTGCCACCGAAGCCGCTCGCGGAATTTTCGCTATCGGTTTCAGCCGAGAGGACGACGACACCAGTTTCGTCGGTACCAATCCACGTGACTTTATGGAACGACCAAAAGATCCCGGGACAGCATGGAGACGCTGGACCCGAACCACGGCAGGTTCTTACGATTCCAACTCTGATAGACCAGTTCGATTCAAGGGCTTTATGCCTATCAAGAGACTCGCTAAGAAGTGGGCTCCAAATCTTAACTGGCCCCAAGATTTCGTTCAGAACATCACAGATGGTTCTGGAATGGATTCTAACGCAGTCTTCGTCCAAAACTACGTTATCTTCTCTCAATTCGCCGGTACCGGATCCGGTGGAATTCTTGAGGTCAACCCTCTCCCTAATGCTACTACCACAATTCTTGTTCACTATTACTGCGAATTTAGTGACCCTAACTGGGTCGGTCCTTCTGATCAATAAACGGTTATGCTACTCGCCTTCTCCAACGGGAAGTTGCAGTTAACGAGAAGTGCCAAGAGACACTCCCTGTCTCGCGGCCAACGTAAAAGCGCAGCAACGGTCGTGTCTTTCGGCACTCCCTGTCGCACGACCGAGCTCGCAAGGAAAAATAATATTTTTACCCACAGTGATGAGGCCCGCTTGCCGGGCCGAATCGTCGCGGACGAAAAATATTATTTTTACGCCGCGACGAGTAGTAAGACAGGGAGTGCCGAAAGACACGACCGTTGCGATCGCCTTAAGTGGCCAAGAAGCGCATTTAATCTTCAACTAATTCAAGTTCATCCTCTCTTACTTCCCAGAACTTCCAACGATCATCACTAAGTAGTCCCAAATCAGGCATCTCGTTAGTCATAACCCATATACAA